TGCGCCAACAGTACCAACCGCTCAGTTAAATGCTGATGCTTTAAGAGCAGCAACAGATGCTACTGGAAAAAACTTATTACAAAGTGCTCAAAATGTAGGGATACCAGGTGATTTAGGTTCAATAAATACGTCAAATATAATAGGACAAGGTGTGCCTTCATCTGGATTTGGTGTTAATTTAGGAAACCAAACTGCTGGTACTTTAGGATCATCAGCAGGAAATGAATTTTTAAATGTAGGAGCGCCAGGTATCACTAGTACACGTGGTATAGATTTATCTCCTCTATCAACCCTATCATCAACTCCAGTACCACAAGATACAAGTTTTATGGCCGGTGTAGATAGATTAGGTGATGGAAACACTGCAATGGGACTAGGTAAATTAGGTATTACAGGGCTAGGCGTCGCTGGCGGAGCAGGTGCATTTGATCCTGAACCTATTAAATTAAGTGATAGCAGAGATAAATATGACCCTAATGCTAGATTAGACTTAAGTATGGATACAGGAATTGACGACTATCTAAATCGTGATACAAGCTTAAGATTACTAGCACAAGGCGGACGTGTACAAAAATATGCGGAAGGTGGGACGACCCTAAATTTAAATACAGGGGAACAAGAACCCTTAAATGATACTCCTATTACTAAACCCTATACAGGTGGTATGCCTTTAAATATGGGTACAAACGCATTTAAGAGAGCTGAATACACTCCTGACCAACTTGCTACACTAGCAGAATATGGGGTAGTCCCTAATTATAGTTTTGGGAAAGGGTCGAGTATAAGAAGAATCCCAGTAAAAGGTATTGTTGATGTAGGTGGTAACTTTGTAGCTCGTCCAGATGGTGATATAACTGATGTTGAGTTTCTAGAACAATTTAAATATATATTAGATGATGGCAAAACCACTGCTGAAAAAAACCAACAAAGTGGTATGGACCCAAATTTAGCTCCAAGTGGACAAGAAGAGGATAGTAAGGGTTTAAATCCCGGAGCAATTTCAGCATTAGCTTCTGGGTTCGCTCAACAACAAATGAACCCTCCTACTAAACCTCAAACTTTAGGTTTAGAACCTTTAGCTAAAGGCGGTAGAGTAAAAGGTTATATGGGTGGAGGTATTGCAAATGTAGCTCCTGGTGGACTAGGTAATAATACTCGGCAAGGGGGCGGAGGTGGTGTGCCTGGGGTAGCTCCTGGTGGTTTAGGTAATGACACTAGAAATATGGGCATGCCTGCTGGACTAGGTAATAGTCTAGGAGTTAAAGTTAGTGGAGGGCCTAAAGCAATAGGTACTGCTTTGAATTTAATTACAGGAAATCAAGAACCAGTATATGCTCCTCTTGGCTTAGAATCTTTACAAGCTGGTGGTTACCTAGAAACAGGCGGTGAAGTAGGCGATGGTATGTCTGATGAAATAGAAGCTACAATTGAAGGTGAACAAGAAGCTCGTTTATCAGATGGTGAATTTGTAGTGCCGGCAGATGTAGTTAGCCATTTAGGTAATGGTTCATCTGATGCAGGGGCTAAGCGTTTATACGAAATGATGGATAAAATTCGTATGGCTCGAACAGGAACTAAAAAACAAGGTAAGGAAATTAATCCAGGAAGGTTTATGCCTGCTTAATGCAAGTTAAAAAATTACTTGGTGAACGAGTGTTTAGAAAAGCGTTTCATAAGTATTCGCTTTTAGGTGATAAAAAGTTTTTTGATCCCTTTGTGTTTCCAGTAGCTAAAGAGCTCAAGGATAACTTTGAAGAGGTCCAAAAAGAAATAAAGGATATATTGAAAAGCTATGATAACTTGGTCGTGTTTCAAGATGTCTCACCAAACCAAGCATATATCCCAAAGGATGATGGCTGGAGAATGTTTTTCTTCAAAGCTATGGGAATTAGGTTCAAACGTAATGAAAGGTTTGCACCAAAAATAACAGAAATATTAAGTAAATACAAAGACATACAATCTGCTTATATTTCAGTACTAGGACCAAAAAGTTATTTAAACCCTCATAAAGGACCCTGGTCTGGTATATTAAGAATGCATTTAGGTGCAGTGGTTCCGGGTAACAATGAATGTACATTGTTGGTAGAGCAAGAGCCCTATCACTGGAAAGAAGGTGAGTTGGTTTTATTTGATGATACCTTTGACCATATGGCTATAAACAATACAGATAAACCTAGAGCCATATTGTTTTTAGATATTATGAGACCCCTATCACAACCTTGGAAGTTTTTTAATTGGATGTGTAGATGGATATCATTATTTACACCTTATATAATTAGCGCCTACTTCAAACATAAAAAGTGGGAAGAAAGGTTCTACAGTAAATGCAAGTAACATGGATACCTACAGAACATATTGAAGCTGTATGGCCGAGTATTAAAGAGTATATGAAAGGTGCTGCTGATTTTACATATGGCAGATTTACCGAAGAAGATATAAAACAAGAGCTATTAAGAAAAGGACATCTTCAACAATTATGGATAGCTTTTGAAGATTTTGAAAACATTTATGGTGCAGTGGTTACAGAAATTTCTCAGTATCCACAAACAAGGGCACTAATAATGCATTTTACAGGTGGTAAACAACTGCCTAAATGGAAAAAACCTATGCTTGAAGTTTTACAGCAGTTTGCTCGTGACAATGAATGTAATATAATAGAATCATATGGCAGACCAGGTTGGGAAAAGGTGTTTAAAAAAGATGGATATGAACAAAAGTTTGTATTTTATGAATTACCAGTGGAGTAACTATGTTTAATTTATGGAAATTATTAACCTTTGCAGTTGAATACTGTACCTTTTGGGGTGGAGGTAAAGGCGGCGGCGGTGGCAGTCAGCAGTCTACGTCATATTCTACTAACTTACCTGAATACGCAAAACCTTTTTATCAAGAACTATTAAAACAGTCTGGTAAACAAGTATATAAAACCGATAGTAGTGGTAAAGTTATCGGAATGAAAAAATTTGTACCCTATGAAGATGAAAGACTAGCCGAATTTACTCCTGAGCAACAGCAAGTCCAACAAGAAGCTTTAGGAATGACCACGCCTGAAGGCTTTCAAACTGCTGCAGGTACTTTAGGTACAGTCGGTAGTCAGGCAGGGTATGCTGGTGCTACAGGCTTAAATCAAGCTTTTAATTATGACCCAACACAATACACTCCAGGTACAGCGACTACAGGCACTTTTGATACTGGTGCAGCTCAACAATATATGGACCCTTATACACAAGCTGTTGTTGATGTACAAAAACAAGAAGCATTAAGACAAGCAAATATTCAAAGAGCAGGCGCTTCTATGGGCGCTATTGGAAGAGGTACTTTTGGTGGTGCTAGACAAGCATTAATGCAAACTGAACAAGATCGTGCAACTCAAGATTTACTAAATAAAATACAAGCTGAAGGTGGATCAAAAGCTTTCCAACAAGCTCAACAAGCGTTCCAAGCTGATCAAGCAAGGCAGTTGCAAGCGCAACAAACTAATATACAATCGGGATTACAAGCAGCTGAACTAGGTCAACAAGGAGAACAGTTTCAAGCTGGGATTGGTAAAGATATTGGTTTGGCGGGATTACAAACGGGTCTTGAAACAGGTAAGGCAACAGGCGCATTAAGTGCTACAGAGCAGATGGCTAACTTAGAAAGATTAAAAGCACAAGCTGCAACAGCTGGTGAAAAACAAGCATTAGAACAAGAACAACTTAACTTAGCTTATCAACAGTTCCAAGAAGAACAAAATTATCAACGCAATCTACTCGAATATCAATCAAATATTCTTCGTGGTAATGCGGGAGCTTTAGGTTCAACTCAAGTACAATATGCTCCAGCTCCAAGCCTTGCATCTCAGATCGGCGGTTTAGGTCTAGCTGGTCTAGGACTATATAACATATTAGGTAAGGGTTAAATATGAATATTATTCAGATACAAGACAGACTAAAAGGAATGCCTAAAGAGGCTATTATAAATTATGTACAAAACCCAACAGGAGAAGTACCTAGCTTTTTAGCATTAAGTGAGTTACAACGACGTAAAGATAGTGAAGAAAAGTTTCAAGCAATGCAAGAACAACCTGCGTCTATTGCTGAACAACTTGTAACTGAAAATATGCCTATGGGTATTGGTAACATGGTCGCCCAAAATCAACCTGCACCTCCTCAAACAGGTATGGGTGCTCCTCAACCACAACCAGAAATAACTCCAGAAATGATGGCTAGCTCAGGTGTTGGTGCTTTACCTGCAGGTAATGTAGGTCAGAACTATGCTGGTGGCGGTATCATAGCTTTTGAAGAAGGCGGTGAAGTAGATGAAAAAGAAATTAGAGATAAGGCTATTAAAAAAGGTGAAAACCCAGTATATGAAGATGGATCAGAAGGTTATGTTTTAGGTGGTCTAATGGGAGTAGGTAGAGCAGGTTTAGGATATCTTAATAGATTACTTGGTAGAACTTTTAGCTCTAAAATGCCAGGTTCTACAGGCACATCGTTAGCAACAACGGGACTAAAAGGACAGGTGACAAATGATGTAGCGAAATATGGACCTAGTATATTTAGAAAATACCCTAAAACTTCTTTAGCTGGCGCAGGTCTAGGGGCTTATAGTTTAATGAATGGTGACTCTGATGATGGTTCAACAACGGAACAAGCTGCAGTAGACCAACCGACAGCACCTGATACAGGCGTAGAGACTACAGATGACAGACTAAGGTTTAACCCACCAGAGTTTGACACGACTGGTTTAACCTATGATGACCCTAAAGCTTATGGTAAAGAAAGAGCAGCGGCATTTAAAGAATTTATAGGAGAAGACACAGTTACTCCTAAACTAGAAACTAGATTAGCAGAGTTAGAAAGTAAAGCAGAACGAAGACGTGAAGACGCTCCTTACATGGCTCTTGCAAGGGCAGGTTTATCTATGGCTGCTGGAGACTCTCCGTTCGCTTTACAAAACATAGCTAAGGGTGGCGTAGAAGGATTGCAATCATATGCTGATGAGTTAAATACTATAGATAGTTTAGATCAAAAAATATTTGCACTTGATAGTGAAATACAAAGAGCCAAGCGTGCCGAAGATGTCGCTATTGCTACTAAAGGTTTTGATAGTATGGAAGCAGCTGAAAACAGAAATTATCAAGTTCAGCTTGAAAAAGAGAGAAGGAAGCTTGAAAATGCTAAAACTCAATTTGCAGCTGATGTTGAACTCAGAGGTAAAGAGATATCTGCTACTGCTTACGGGTACAATATTAAATCTGAAGCTCAAATATTACAATATGCAAAAGAAATGGGTATAGGTAAGTTATATACCGAACGAGAAAATTATGAACGTATGAAAGATGGTCCAGAAAAACAGAAAGCACTGGCAAGGGTTAATGAAAGAATAGGAGTTATGATGCAAGAAGCAAGAGAAGCCGTTTTAGGTAGATCTGCTCGATCTCCTAGAACTCAAAGTGGACAGCCTGTAAACCCTGGTACAACAGCAGGCGGTCAACCTGTTTATTCAACGGACTTCTAAATGCCTTACTCAGTTATTACTAGAGATGGTATACAAATAAATAATATACCAGATAATATATCGCAGGATTCTGACCAACTACGTCAACGCGTAGAACAAGCTAGGCAAGACGCTTCAAATCAAGGCTTATTCGGTCAACAATCTGACCAACCCAAAATACTAAAAGAAGGAGAAGGCAGTGACTTTCTTCGTGGTATAGGTCAATATAAAGATCAATATGGTGGTATCTTAGGTGGCGCAAAAGTATTAGCAGGTAAAGCTACAGGCAGTGATGACTTAATAAAAAGTGGTCTTGCTGATATGGATGAGTCTGAACGTAAGATAGGCGCTAGAGGTGTAAAAGAAACAGATGAGTTTACCAAGGCATTAGATAAAGGATTAGTTTCTGTATTGACTGAGTTTGTTCCGTTTGTAGCTGGTCAAGGTGTAGGTATGATTGGTGAAGCTTTGGTAACTTCAATTGCAGGTTCTATGATAGGTAGTGCAGTCGCACCAGGTGCAGGTACAGTTAGCGGAGCATTGACTGGGTTTGTCGGTAAAGAGTTAGTTAAAAAAGGTCTTATAGACAAAGCTAAAGACTTAACAAAAGATGAGCTTAGAAAAGAAGTAGGCGATATACTACAGTCTGAAGTAGGTAAACAGGCTATCAAAGACATCTACAAAAAAGCTGGTAGTAAAGTAGCTTTAACAGGTATGGCAGGTAAGTTTGGTGCTGGTGAAGTTACAGGTAGAGCTGTAGACGAAGCTATCAAAGATATAGAAGACCCTGAATTACAACTTGAAAAAATAAAAGAACTAAGCACAAGTAAGTTAGCTGCTTTAAGTACTGCTCATGCATTAGCTGATTACATAGGAATAAAAATTGGTCTTGGTTCATTAGATAAATTAGCGAAACCTACACAAAGTCTACTTTTAAATATAGCTAAAAACATAGGTATCACAGGTATAAAAGAAGCTCCAGTCGAAGCAGTACAGACTGCTTTAGAAAGATATGGTGCTGACTTACCATTAGATGATAGAGCCGCATTAGAAGAATATATTAACGCTGCAGCTGCAGGCTTTGCAATGCCTATTGTTCCTGCTACTATAGGGGGTATAAGATCAACAGTTACAACGTCATCTAACGATAGTTCAGACCCTGAAGTAAGCAGCGATCCAAAACCAAAAGGTCCAGAACCAACTCCTCCTGACCAACCATCAAGTAGGAAAGGGTGGGAATATGAAAAGGCAGAAGTTAAGCGTCGCGAAGACAATGCCAAAGCAAGAGAAAACGCTGATTTAGCGCAGTCCGACATTGATAACATAGACTTAGATAATGCGGATATAGTAATACCGCCTGAACCTGAGTTACAACAGGATGACTTTAAACTACCTTCGATACAAGAGATAGAAAAGTCAACTAAGGAGAAACAAGATGAATTACTACGAGCAGCTGGACAACCTGAGCAATCTCAGCAAGACGCAGATAGAAGAGGCGTTTCAATACCTGAATCAGAGCCTACTATATCCGGAGAACAGTTACCCGATACCCAAAGACTTGGAGAAGTTGTCGGAGGACCAATGGATAGCCCTGCAGGTGATGTTAGCCCAGTTATTAGAGGAACGGGAGCTTTACTCTCTGCACTAGGACCTGCAAGAGAAGGATTTGAAAGAATCCAAACAGGCACACAAGACGTAGTAATAGGTACTGATAAAGATGGTAATCCTATTACTCAACAGATGCCTCTATTTACAGATAGACCTATAGATTCTAAGATGGCTTTAGAAGAGCTTGAAAAAGACCCTATACAACAACGGTTAGATCTTGGTGAAGTTACTACTCAATCACTTAGGAATGAAAGAGAAACTGGATTATTTAAGCAAAGACTAAAAAGATATTTAGAAGAACAAATAGTATTAAACAAAAGCTTAGACTTTTCAAAAGCAGAGCCATACAGTATAACTCCAGACGGTCTAGCAGAATCAGAAGCAATATATAATCACATACTTAAAACAGAAGGCAGAAGAGCAGCTGATACCTATCTAAAGAACAAAAGAGATTCTAATGAGTTATTTGACCAAACAGTAGTAGATACAGAATCTAATCCTACTGACCAAGAAAATGCTCTACCTTTATACGCCTCATCTAATCTTACTAGCATATCAGAGTTTGTAACTAATAATAACTTAGATGACTACTATATTAATCATGAAGAATCAGTTGGTGGACAGACAATTGCATATACAGTTAGACAAAAATCTACTCTTCCTAATACTGATGTATCAACTGTAACAGACTTTTTACTTAGAGATAAAGGGCGAAACCTTAACAAAACTTCTAATCCTCTAGCTTTTGGCGAGACAGTAGCTCCTGAATCAGTAGAAGCTGTTTTAAGAAAGAAACTAACTAAAGCACAGTTTGATGTGTTAAATAGTGACAAAAAGAATTTTGAAAAAATAGCTAATGAATATACAAAGAAAGCAGCTAATCAAGGTCAAGCATCTACACCTGCTCTAGAGATAAAGACAAGAGCTAAAAGAGCAGCGAAGTTTGATGCATATGCAAGTAGAATAAAAGATTATCCTGACTTTGTAAACAAACTTAAATCACTAAAATTAAGAACTATACCTACATTCTTGAAAACAGGAAGTGTAGAAGGTGTAGATGCTCCTTTCGTAGGAGCAACAAGTATGGATCAAGTTATAAGAAGAGCTATAGGAGATTATATCTTTGAGGAAGCAGCAGATTCTCAATCTACTCCATCAACGTTTGGTTCTGGTCAGAACGTAGATAAAAAAGATAAAGCACGTCGTAAAAAGATTAGAGATGAATTTATTAACTCCGCTATAGTAGCTGATTATATTTCAAGAGATAGTAGATATAACTCAATAGCTGATATAAAAAATGACATTGGTCAGTATAAGTCTATGTTTAAAAGAGGTGGTGACTATACTGATAAACTTGCTAATCAACAAGACAATAAAGACTTGCTTCAAGAAGCTAGAGACCTAGTAACTGAAATAGATGATTTAGAACAAACCTTGTTAGCCGAAGCAGTAAATCAAGCAAAAGACAAACAAGAACTTAAAAAGATAAAAGACAAACTTAAAAAAACTGCAAAAAATAAAATACAAGAAGAAAATATTAAGCTTGACCAAGCAGCTATAAACAAAGCCATAGATGAGATGAGCATAGACTCAGATATAGATTCAGCTATAGATATTATAAATGAAATACCAGCGGCAGTTAATCCATTCAACGTAGCTATAAACGAAGCATTTGAAAGCAGAGGTGATGAACAAGATGTAGTAAAAACTATTGAGGATGCCTTCTCTGACGGTTCAGAAAATGATGTTCAGTATTTAATAAGAAAGAATGAAAATGATACTGTTGGACTTATAAAAGAATTAGAAAATTATATAAGTTCTGTAATAGATTTATTAATGGCTCAATTAGAAGAAGCTAAGGCAAGCGGTGATACACAAGAAGTACAAAGAATTAACAATAACATTGGTGCATATGGAACTTTAGGGTCTATATTAAATAAACTAAAATCAGTTCCAGGTATGAAGGCGCTATCAACAGTTGTTCTACCAGAAAAAGAATATATTAATATATTTAGTAAATTTAGAAGAGTAACCAAAGAAGATAAAAGCAACTCTGCTGGATTCTATACTCCTTCTGGAAAAACATACAATGAGATAGTAAAAATTTTTGGTAAAGTTGTAAGTGTACCTGTTAAGTATGATGTACCAGGAGCAAAATACGATCAACGAATTGTTTTAAGAAAATCAAACGGTCAGTCTACTTACCGGACTCTAAAAGTATTAGTCCATGAACTCACTCATGCGGCTACAGTAGACGGTATGATAAATATCATGACTGACTCAGAGCAGGTGGCGTTAAGTAGAATGCTTGAATCAGCAAGACGAGAAGCATTTAATAGAGGTGAATACACAACAGATAAAGACGGAAAAATTGAATATGATCTATATGGGCTTTCTGATCCTTTTGAATTTATAGCAGAGGCATTTTCAAATCCACGTTTTCAAAAATTCTTAACAGAAATACCTAGTATTGAGTCTCAAGGGTACCGTTTACCAGAAGAATCAAATATATTTAAATCAATGTTTGACACTTTTACTGAATGGGTATCAGAATTATTAGGGTTAGGAAATATAGATAATACTTTATTAAAAGACACTTTTAGAGTATCAGAAAGACTATTCAATGCAGGTATGGCTCCTAATGTAAAATTTGAACCAGAAAGGATGGAGGTGTGGAAGAAAAAACAAAGGTTTAGAAACTACACAAACAAGTCTAGAAAGCCACTACCTCCAGGTATGCGTGCATTATTAAAAGCAATGTATCCTGAAAACTCAATACACCCTAGTATTAATGAAGATAAAAAGTCTTCGATGAGCGACGACAATATAAAACTTGTATCAGAAATAGTTCGTATAAAAAGTAAGCAACGCCCTAGAAAAACTTTAGATGAAATTCAAAATGATAATATTAAATTATATAAAGAACAAACAAGAAGTTCAGGTAATAGGTTAAAAAATTCATTCTCAAGATTCTTTAAGAACGGCGATGAAGGTTTAACTAATGCTATAAGAAATTTTGCAAATAGATCAATTGATATTAAAAAGTTACAAGACAAACTAGAAAGGTCTGGTTTACTGTTAGCTGGTGTAGAAGGGTTTAACAATGTGTTTGACCAACTAACTAGAGCATTTGGTTTATCTGATTTTTATATGAAACAACTTCAACCTTCTATGGATAACTATTCTAATTCATTAGGAGAATATTTAAAACTACAAGAACAACGAGGTCTATCAGAAGAAGATGCAAAAGGTATACTAAAAACAATATTTACTGGTTTACACGAAGGCGAACGAAGAGAAGTAAAATATCTACTAGATGTACCTCTAAGTAATGAAAAAATAATAAAAAAAGGTAATACTACAACAAGTCCTTCTGAGCTACGGGCGGAGATAATGAATGTTATCACTACTAAAGTATGGAAGGATAGCAAACAAAAAATAGCTGATTTAGAAAAATATAAAAATATGCTTAGAAGATTAGCTAATCCCAATACTAGATTTTCAGGTAAATTATCTATTGATAGTGTAGCAGGGGTAAGTTATTTCTCCAATAAAAAAGGAGGTCCAGCAGATATAACTAATTCTAGGTACAACGTTTCTGAAATGTCACATGAAGATGCTAATGCCGAAAGACAAAAGTTTGAAATTTTAAAGAACCGTGATCCTGAACTATATAATGTAATAAATAAATTTAGAGAGTCTATGGATGTAATTAATAAAGAGACTTTGAGACTAAACCAAGAAGCAAACTACGCTAGTCCTCAAGCACTTAATATAATTCAATTCTATGGATGGAAGAACTATATACCATTTAAAAAAAGCAATAATTGGGATTATGATTCAACTTCTGAAAGCTTTTATAATCCTACAGGTGGTAGGCTATCAAGAGAATTAAAAAAATTAGAAAGTTCGTTTGAAGGTAATGAAGGAGAAACTTCAGATCCAATAGTTCAGGTAGTGGTAGATGCGTCTAGAGCCGCTGCAAGAGCTGGAAGAATTAATTATACACAATCTATCTATAATGCAGTTACTCAAACTGTAGAATATACAGACCCTATAACAGGTAAACAAAAAAGAGGTAAAGCTATAGATGGAAAGGTTTTAAATATATATTCTTACGAACAACGATATACAAATGATGAGGGGTTACAAAAAGACATAGAAAAGAAAAATACTGTCTTACATTTCCTAGACGACGGTAGTATTGCAGTAATAGAAATAAAAGATGAAAAATTAGTAGAAGCAATTAGAGGTTCTTATGCAGATAATCCTCAATTTGTAGCTTTCATGAATAGAATGACAGGATTCTTAGGTCAATTACATACTAGATTCAATCCTCCTTTTGCAACCTTAAACTTTGTTCGAGATGCTATAACAAACATATTTTATATTAGTGCTGATCTAGGCATAAAAGATATGGGAGGTTACTTACAAAGAATAGCTAAGACTATTACCAATGGTGGGTTTATAAGAGTTGCTAAAGTAATGAACATGTATACCAAAGGTAGAATAAAAGAACTAGAAGCATATGTAGCGTCAGAAAAAGCAAAAGGACAAACTCTACCAGAAAGTATGTATGAGTATTTACAAAACGGAGGTATGATTTCATATTCTCAAGCCTTGTCTATCGAGACTGCATATGAAAGACTTCAAGAAAATTATGCAAGAAGTCAGAAAGGAATAGCTAAAAATAAACAAACCGTAAAAGATTTCTTTGATGTATGGATGAGCACTTTTGAACTTACTACCCGTGCAGCTGCATATCAGACTCATAAAGAAAACTATCTAACGCAGAATGCTCCAGGTAGAACAGGTAAACAAATACCAGCTGACATTGAAAGAGCAGCAATAGAAAGATCAGTAGTATATGCAAAACGACTATCAAACTTTGAAGAAAGAGGTATATATGGTGATTTCATGGGTGCGTGGTTTATGTTCTTTAGACCAAGTGCTGTAGGTATTGTAAGAGCCTTTGAATCTATGGATGCTGCATTACAAAGAAAAGATGTAGCTGAAAGTAACTTACCTGACATAATAAAAGGTAACCCAGAAGCATTAGAAAACTGGAGTAGAAATTTTGATAAGCGAAGAAAAGCTGCGTATGGTATGGCGGCTGCTGGTGTAGGTATGGGTTACGCTGTTTGGCATATGGCAGCTATGTTAGGTGACGATGATGATAATAAAACAAGAGAAGATGATCCAGCACGTTGGACTCGATTTGCTAGATTTGATATAAGCTGGATACCAGGATTTGAAAAGGGTGATGTACTACAATTACCTTGGGGCTTTGGACCTGGAGGCTTTGCAGCTATAGGAGCACAGCTTGCGGCATATGGTGGCGCAGATAAATATAGTATGTCAGAGATGATAGCTAACATATCTAACATTACTCTTGATTCTTTCATGCCACTACCATTCTCAAGAATGTCTCCTATAGAACATCCATTTCAGTGGGCTCTTGATACTGCTATGCCTAGTGTAGCAAAACCTATATTTGAATACACTATGAATATGAATGCATTTGGTCAAAATATTTATAACCCATTACAAACTAGAAAATATGGTAGTGCATACGGTGGTAGTGATAATGTAGCAGAATTATATAAAGACATCTCAATAGGTTTAGCTGAGATGTCAAACGGAGCGATAGATTGGTCTCCTAACGTTATTGCATTCTTTGCTAACAACTATGGTGATGCAGTGGGTAGAGTAGCTCATGATTTATATGGTTTAGGATTGACTTTAAAAGGTGATAAGCAGTTTGATCCTAAACGAGACACTGTGTTTTTCGATAGTTTTATAAGTAAATATTCAAATATAGAACAAAGAGAGTATGCTGATGCAGTTAGAAAAGTGGATGAGTTAAATAGAAAAATAAACTTATTTAAAGAAACTAACCCAATAAAATATTCTGAAATATTATCTCAGTTCCCAGCAGGTCCAATTGTTATTAAGGACTACAACACTTTAAAAGCTGATTTAGATGAGTTAAATGAGCAAGCTAAGACTATACGTAAAATGCCTGGATTGACTGCAAAAGAAAGAAAACTTAGACTAGACCCAATAAAAGACCAAATCTTAATGTATAAGAGAACAATAGCTAATATGGTTGAGCTAGGTCTAGCTTCTGGCGATTAACGTACTCTCCAAACTCTAACGCCTAGGTAGTCATCTTTAACAGTTTCATATATCTTGACCTTAATCCCCGCGCGTTTAGCTCCACTGTCAATTGAATATATCATAGATGATGGCTTCAATGTTGGTATAAAGAAACTATCACCTATGTTCATCCAGTCTAAAGGAAAGTTCCATTCAGGCTCATTGTTTAGCCTCATTCTCTTTTATTACCTCTTCTAAAAACTTTGTAGTATCAATCTCGACGCAGGTCACGGCACTGAAACCAGTTGCTGCTTTCCATCCTGTACCCATACGTCGTTTATGGTCCTTGATGTTATAACCTTTTTCTTTCATCTTAAATATAAAATCATGGATACTTATACCCTCTTCACCTAGATATTCTCTAAAGTGCTTTTTCTCTATACATAATAAAGAATTATCAAGTTCTGCTCTGATGACTAACGGAGCACGCGGTTCCATAGGGTATTTATCTCCATCTATTGCAAGAATACCAGCTTGGTTTTTATTAATATACTCACCAAGAATACTTTCATAATCAATATCATTGACCTTAACAACGTTGTCTCTAATATTTATAAGCTCACTCATAACAGAACTGTAAATTCTATTCAAATCAAATCTGACTATATTAGCTTCGATAGCAACTTCAGCTCCAGCAAACGTAGCCGCAACTGCATTTTCCCAGAATCTATATGTACTATCGTCACCAAAGTCAATCTTAACTTTTCTAATCCACTTGTTTATTTTCTCTGCTATCTGATCTTCTGTATATTTAAATAGGCTTTTTATATACTCAACCCCTGCTAGGCCATGATGCTCATGCAAAGGCTGAAACAAGTCTACACCAAGCGTAGGGTTCTCTATGAAAGGCTTTGTTTTCTTCATATTAAACTCGATAAGCCTAGCTATCTCGCCGTTTGCGTTCTTCTTAAACGTATTTATCCTGTCATACAAAGCATGGTTAGATGTAAACACAGCTATCAATGAAGAAGACATTTCATAATCACGTTCAGCATTTACAGACGCCTGCATACGAAGTTTAGCTTTACCTGTTGATATCTTATGTACTATATTTGATAAAGTTCTACCCTCTAGATTACCAACCTCATCTAAACCAAAAGTCATATTATGTATGGCTAAGTATCTACCTGTTATAGCATTTTCTGTAGCTAGACCTGTACCGCCTACACTCATCTTTTGAGGATCACCCCATACACTCAATGCACCGTACAATGCTCCTGTTTTACCTGTACCAGAGTCTGACCCTGTAAGAGATATAGTTACACCATTTGTAGAAGTCTTACTCATCAAAGGAGACCCAAACGCAGTTAGCATAGTAAACGCGTGTAATTCTAACCCAGGCATGTTAAGTTTATTTATTGTGTTTTTCCATGTATCAAAGTCACCCTTCTCTACCAGTAAGTTTGATATGCCTTTACATAAAGGCGATGTAGGACTACTTAAAACCTCACCTCTATTATTTATTTCTTTATTACCTATAACGAAAGCAGACTTGTCTTCCACCCAGCCCATTTGCATACGCATGATGTCAGCTCTAGTAGAAGCCACAAGATAATCTCCCCACTTGTAAACATATTCCATAAGATACTTTCCTTGTTGTTGACTAGGACTAAATAAAATCCCCTGACTTGTTATTGTGTCTCTAAATTTATCTACTGCATACACATGCTTCATAGGCATCAAGAAAGTTCTTTTACCGTCATTAGGTAACATCAGTTGCATTTCAAGACACTCGCCATCTATGGTGCTATATATTCTTTTAATAGGTTCTAAGTCATATGGAAAAACTAACAAGGGTTTCTTTCTAGGAAGTGGTTCACCTTCTTCATCAAACTCTTGTGGGTACTCAAAGTAAATACCTCCATTAACTCCTCTAACAAAAGGATGTATTTCTTTTGGATAACTATCATAAACAACAGGTGTGCTTACGCCAACATACTCTTTAGGCAGTTGAAAGTTCTCAGCAACAGGTGCTGGTTTAAATTCTTTGCCTAGTTGTAGTGGTGTAGTTATCTTACCTCTGTGTTGGCACCCTTCACAAAACTTAGGATTCAAATCTGCAAACGCAGTACATGTAAAAGGTTTGTCTTGTGTTTGATTAGCTTTCTTCTCTGTTGCATCTCTATCGTAGTCAGGGTGATCTTCTGACATAGCATGTATAGCAGTGTCTCTGTCATCGCAGTGTTGAGCGATAGATAGACCAGCATACCATAAAGGTTCTTCTAAGGAGCTAGCATTTTGTAATATATTAGCTATCTGAGCACAGCCTTTACCCTGTAGACTCTTCTTAGCAATTGAAGTAAAACTTGACGAAAAGTTATCTAGCTTTAACATCTTACGTTGGTCCTCAGACATAGGACCTTTTGCTTCTTTTAATATACTCTCTAATGATGGTTGAGTGCTACCCAGAAAATCAAAAATACTTATATTGTAGACTGGTATATTGTCACTAAGTATTTTAGTAGGTAGGGGAGGATCTTCTTTATAGTTAAATGTATCAGGACAACGCATAATACGAGCTGAATCTGCCATAACTGCTGTGTCTATATGTAAATCTTTTTCTAAACAAAAATCTTTAAACTTCTTAGATAGTTCTACATATTCTTCAGAAGGTATGTCTTCGTCTAAACACCAGTATGCATGTATACCTCTACCAGAATCTACCTTTACAGGTTGTGGTAAATCTTCATCTACTATAAATTTATCTAAAGCATCTTCTGCTTCTTTTTTATTTTTATAGTCTTTACCATCGCCTACATCAACATCAATAAAAATAGACCTAAAATATAGAGAGTTTTTTTGTCTTCTACTGTGTCCATTAAAACTACCAACGGCAAAATACATGTGAGTGCCATCTTCTAATAGACTACTAACTTTAGTAGAAACTTCGTCAATAGAATCTACAAAATGATGTACCATCCTCCCATCAGCCGCACCTATACAATAGATACCTTTGCTTGGTAATACTTTTTTATAAAATTCGTTTATCATATTTAGACTTTCTATAATATATCAGTTTTAATTGAACTCAAATAACTTTCCGCATTTTTTAAACCTTGTGCGGGTAAAGCTTCAGAATTTAGATCGTCCTTTATTTTTTTGATAAACTTTTGTATCTTAATACACTTTTCTTCTCGGATGTAACTTCCTCGAAACCATTTATGAACTGCCATTCTAGATACCCCAAAGAATCTAGCAATACAAGCCGCTGGTAAATGTGCATCAACGCATGCCTTTGCTAACTGTATGCCGACTCTTTCAGGGTCTGAATTTGACAGTTTAATTAAAAACTTTGCACTGTAAGGTCTAGCCATTAGTCTTTCACTCCCCATTTGTCCATGATATCTGTAATATCTTTTGCTTTCTCTGCTTTAGCTTGAGCAACTACTTGAGGCTCTTCTACTTCATCAGCTTCCACTGTTGGTTTAGTAGTCTCTTGAGTAGCACTGCTTGTATCAGATTGATATACAGTCATTTTAATTGCTGACTCAGCCGCTGGACTCTTAGATTGTTTTTGTAATAACTCAACATCTTCAGGTTGCACAGCCGCAATAGGTGAGAATAGTAGTTTAGGTACAGAAGACTTAGCATCAAACTGCATACGAGTAACAACACGACCAGCACTTACATTGTTATTAGCTAGCATTTGAATATATGGTCTGAATGGATACTTACCGTTCTGTTCTTTACCAAAAGCAGATGTAGCCGGCAGCACCATCTGTAATACATCACCTGATGGATCATTAGGTAACACTACAGCTATACGCCAAGACAGTCTGCATGCAGAACCTTGACCGCCCATACCTGAACCTTTTACGCTTTGAGGGCATTCATTACAAGACTTAGCTTGTGGGTTCTCAACTTCTGAATCAGGATTGTTTGAATCACCTGACCAACATGCTGGTGATACTCTTTCACCTTCTTTGTAAGTAGATGCATAGTAAGTTCTAGCCGCTGTATGAGCCATCTTAACGATAATTACATCCATATAGTTCTCTTCAACTGTAGCAACTTCTTTACCATTGACTACCTTATGAAAGTTTTTACCTCTAATAGAGATTCGTTTACTACCACTGCCAGTGTTACCACCAGCAACGGCAAGGGTATCTTCATCTAACCCTGTTTGAACAATAGCTGAATTGTTCTGAATAATATTTGCTAATTCATTAGACATACTTTTCTCCTAATTTTTACTTGGTTTACGTACTGTTATTTTAAACTCTCGCATACTACTGATACCTGGAGGTAACCCTTCGTCTTCCCGATTGCTTAAAAACTCTTTAAAATTTGATTGGTGAATTCTTTGTTGTAAAAGTTCTATGGCATCGTTATCCATAACAAACTTTTTAAAGTTATCCCAATCACCACACACAAAACTTTCTCTAGTGCTTTTAATAATAGTGCCAACTTCAGTCTTAATACTATCAGCACTTATTTCATTACATGAATTGAGTAATACTTGTTCAAGTTCAGCAAGATCATTTGCTAACTCTTTGTCCTTCGCATCATGTTCTCTAGAAAGTCTGTCTCTCTCATCACGAATTGCTAGATAAGTTTTGACTACACTATCTAACTTCACTATTTTCTCCTTCCATAATTTTAAATCCGTTCTCAACTAACACCTTCTTTTTTTCTGCTGTGTATTCACCTCTAATAGGTAGATCATGAGCATCGAAAATCCTTGCTTGTAATCTAGCTATAGCAGTAGCATCAGCTATACCTACACGTTTATCAAATGCTTCATCCGACTCTTGTTTAATTATATTTTCTATATCTAATTTCATGTGTTTAACTCCTCACGGTATAAATCAACTAATTTAGTATGCATATCTACCTTACCTCGTAGCATCGCATACATCCTCTTTTCAACATCAGAACCTTGTAGGTGAACAACAGTCATCTTGTTCTTTTGTCCTACCCTATCCATCCTAGCAATACACTGAAGATAAACTTCAACAGACATAACAGGAGACCAAAACACAACTACATTTGCTCTAGTTAATGTGACTCCATGTGATGCTGATTGTGGTTGTATAATTAGAACTTTAGGTTCGTCCTGACTTTGAAACCTTTGAATGATGTGTCCCCTGTCAGTAGCAGAGATATCACCATGTATTAATTCATTTGTAATATTATTATCTGATAGATACTCAGACACAAACTGTATGGTATGCCTGTATGGTACAAACACTAACACCTTCTCGTTTGTTTCTTGTATTGTTTCTAGTAGTGCAGATAATCTAGGTTTAATATCAAATCTAACTTCTTCTTTTGTATCTGTGTATACTGCACCGCCTGATATCTGTAATAATTTATTTAACCCAGCTGCAGCGTTTACTGCTGTCACTTGTTCTCCACCGGCTTCAATTAACATTTGATTCTTAAGCTGTTTGTAATATTTACTCGCTTGAGGCGTCAACTCAACATCTCTTGTTTGATACATTACGTCTGGCAGGTCTAGACATTCATCTTTTGCAAATCTAATCGCTGGCTGTAAAGCTTTGTGGACATCGTTCTTCGCTGATGGTCTTGGTAGCCATTTAAACCTAGCGACTTGATACATTACTTTGTCTCGCCAAGCATTCTTAAACTTTGGAACTCTGTCTGGACTAACTAACCTAGCTAAACCAAAAGCATCTAGTGGTGACTGAGAAGCTGGTGTACCTGTGAGCATCCATAATCTTGTATGTGTCTGTAATATTTTATTAAGTGTTTTCCATCTACTTGTTGTCGTAGACTTATATGCATTAGCCTCATCAATTACAATAAGATCAAACTCTTTTTTCTTTATTTCATCTTGTACAATACTTACACCATCATAATTAATAATGTAAAAGTCATAATCTGTTTGTAATATTTTTTCACGTTTGACTTTTGTACCATGACAAACAACAGAGGTTCTGTGCATACAAGTATTGAATACATCGGCTTGCCATGCGGAATACATAATAGATAGAGGGCATATGATAAGAACCTTTTTTATCTTATTTTGTTTCATTAGATAATCAGACGCCCATAGCACAGAAGATGTTTTACCTGTACCAGCTTCGTTAAAACAAAAAGCTTTTTTATTTATAGATAGAAACTCTGCGGTGGTTTTTTGATGGTCAAATGGTTTATATAACCCCGTCCAGTCATAGTCTCTTATTATAGGAGAGGGTAAGTTCTTTTTGAACCTCATGATTTGGTTGAGCCTAGTCATTTCATCTAGACCCCAATATACTGCTACATTTGTAACACCATTTTCTCTACTTATGACATCACTTTTCTCAATGTCATCTAAAATTATTTGTGCTGATTTGTCTCTTAGTTTAATAGATATGACTTTATTATCTAACAACTCCATATTATGTATACCTTTCTTCTAACATTTCTAGTATACACCTTAGTTAAACAAAGTCAACTATGAATTTACTATCTTTTTTTCTTTTTTATTTCTTTGCGACTTGTCTCTGAAACAAGTTTACCTGATGAGTTACGTTTGAATGAACGGTTTTTAGATTTGGACTGAATAGTCACGCCGTTTTTATTTTTACCACCTTTTGATAATGCTCTGCGATGAGCTATATCTTTACCTTCACGCTTGTCTGCTTTACCGTTGCCGTTAGCATCTTTCCCTGTTTTATCTATCTTACGACGAGCACGTTGACGTTCCATGCGATTCTCATGTTCGCCACGTTTCTTTTGTTGTTCATATTCTTTTTTATAGGGTCTTTTTTTATTTACGTAGGGCATGAAATGCTACCTTTATACACCAATTAATATATTCATCAACAGATGTGTCTGCTCTAAAGTTATTTGTTGCTCTACAGACAATCTGAACATTATCATAATTATACTCTTTTCCTGGATTTATTCTATCTAAACTTGCGTTAGTTGAGATCACCTTACCTCTTACATGATAGCAAGTTAACTCTTGTCCTGACAGTGCACATTTATAATCTTGCTCTGCTACTTTGCCTATTAGTTGTGCAACAGTTAAAGAGTGATCTTTTTTAGTGGATAATAAATGTTTAAAATATCTTTCCCAGTCATTGTTTTCTCTTTCATAACGTTGGTTTACTCTATAAATATTATTACATTCTTTAGAACAATTGAGGTATTTAGGGTGGTTGGTTTTAAACCTCGCATTACATGTAATACATGTTCTCTTATACACAACTAACTCCGGTTAAAGTCACAACTTTCTACCGGACACCATTTACATAGTGGTGTTGGGTTTGCTTGCCACTTGTCATTATCATATGATGTTTCTAATCTTTTTAGTGGTTGTTCAAACATGGCCCAAGATTTGTCCATGTCTTTTCTAAGATATTCTTCAGTGATAAAACTATTGTGCATAACAAACAATAAACCAGCTTTAATCTTTTGAATATCAGGAAAATGTGTAAACAACATTAGAGCCATGAGACGTAACTGTTTAGGATCAGGATACTTATTACTTCCTGTTTTATAATCAACAATGAAAGCATGAGACCCATCCACTATGACTAAGTCAGCTATACCCCTTACCCATCTGTCAGGATTATCAAATGCACAAGGTTCTTTATTATATGTGAGAGCCATTTCATATTCAGGATACTTATCTCCCGGTATTGATATTAACTTATCAACCATGGGTTTAAATCTCTCATAGTTTTTAGGTAGTGGCTTATTATCTCTTACATAAAACTCTAATGCTTCATGAACAGCTTTACCATATATAATTGCCTCTGTTTCTTTTACCTTGTAGTTTTTTAGTATTCGTATTTCGTGGTATTGTTTAGGGCAATTTTGATATTGCTTTAACGAAGAGTAGCTCCATGTAAAATTAGCCATTATTTTCCTTGTCCTCTGTACCTTTTAAAGCACGATTTTTTATTTTTATTCATTGTACTTGTCTTTGGTATACGACCACCTTGCGATGTTCGTTTATGCAAAGACTCATGAGACTTATCGCTACTGACTATCTTTGCCATTTTTTCTTTCCATATCTATTAAAATAATTATCATCAAATCTCATTTCTTCTCCTTTTTGTTACCAAAAATTCTTTCATAACCTTCGTCAAACTTTTTTCTATCCGTTGGTCTTTGTTGACTTCCTTTTCCACCATCTCCCATTAGCAATCTCCATAGTTATCTGCGTATGCTCCTTCACAATCTACAGGCAAAGTCTTTGCCCATTCAGGAGGTACAGACATAGTATCCATAATAAATTTTAATGCTTTATCTTTTTCTTCTTCTGGTGCAGTACAAACAATCGCATCATGAACAGTTAGCACAGGCTTATATTTAGTAGCTACCTTAATCATTTGTTCACCTATGACTATTCTAGCTAATGCCTGAACAATATTCTCTACAACTGAGCCACCCCATATAGAGACTTCACCATATCTTTTAGAGTATACCCATTTACCTTGTGATTCAGATGTATCCCATCTTAAATTAGGGTACTGAATATATAAACCATTCGGTAGTTTTAATCCTTTTCTAGTTACGAGAACACACTTATATTTATCTAAGTAATAGTCATTTCTCTCACCTGAACCTGATATATGATCTAAAGCATCATCACAGTCTTTCCATAACTCTATCACTTTATTATTAATTTCGCGATACTTTTTCACTAGACGCTGGCATTCGTCATCATCTAAGTTAGCACCGGGCGGGGAGGTTTTCAAAGTATGTTGTAACTTTGACCACCCAGTGCCATAACCTAGACCGAGAACACAAGTCTTACCAATAAACCTTTCTTTAGGTGTTTTCTTAGATACTTCTTTGTTAAAGACTTTTGATGCGAACACGGAATATACATCTTCACCTTTTCTAAATTGATCTACTACATCTTCCTGATCTGCCAACCATGCCAGTATCCTAGCTTCAATCTGTGATGAATCCACGTTCATTATCACATGACCATCAGGTGGCAGTATCGCATTCTTTAATGCTTTCTTTTTAGCATCACGGCTTGGTAAGTTTTGAAAGTTAACTTTGTCTGAACCTGACCATCTACCTGTGTGAGCTCCATAATATTTTAATGGAATAGGTATCAATGAGCGGTTCCTCGCACCAATATCTAAGAATCTCTCTATTCTTGATTCCTCAATGGTTGATTTTGTGCCTAGTCTTACACTACATAATTCTTGTATAAATGGATCTTCATGTTCTGTAAGTGCGATAAAGCCTTCATCATTTTTAGCAAGAGCGTAGGTATCTTTACCCGTTGTCGGACTAACTTTCATAGGAACTTCTACGTCTAAATATTCTAACAACTCTGCAAACTGTTTGTTACTTGCTAATTTCTTACGAACTTCTTCTTCTGTTTCACAGTTTAATTTAATCTTTAGCCCAGCCAATAACTTTTGTTTTTCTTCTACTACTTCATCTAACCTAGTAACTAACAAGCCATCATCAATCTTTAATGTTGGTTGCGTATACATACGGAGTGTTATATCTATCAGTTTTAATTCTTCTACAGGAAAGGGTTTAGAAAGTTCCTGGAATAGTTTATAAGTAAGATCAACATCGTTTTTACAATATTCACCATACTGATGTAATTCATGTGTTTGAAAGTCTTCTAGTCTTTTGCCAAGAGCATCCAGAACCTCAGTTCCTTTCTGTCCTATTTTATATCGTTCAGCGAGAGCTTTAAGACTTCCTCCGGCATTGACACCGTGTATAGCACGAGCCATACAAAGAGTATCTAAGTATGCGAATGGTTGTAGATCAAATATCCAACTTAATATTGCCCCATCAAACAAAGTATTATGACAAAGCAACATTGAGTTATCCCAATCTATTTTATCTAGTTCTTCTTTGAGTTCTTCGTGCGAACCTGTATACCACTTAGTAGAACCTTCATCAATTTTGACTGCGTAGCCGATTACCTGAAACTGAGGGTCTCTTATATATTCTTCTGTTGTTAGTTTGGATAGACTAAAACTTTTGTCATAAAACGTCTCGAAGTCGAGAGTTACTATTTGCATTAGTGCATTTTCTCTCTGTTTTGTTTATTTTTATTTTGCATGTATTCGCGTACTGTATTAAATACCTTTTCTGTTTTTTCTGCTCCCCAACTTTGAGGGATTGAAAATTGTACACTATTATCTGTAGTACCTGTTCTAGTTACTATAACTTCTGATTCTAATCCTAATCTTTCCAATGCTTCTTTAAACGACTCTATAAATTCATCTTTTGTCATTTTTGCTATTTCATCTTTTGTCATTTTTGCTCTCTTTCTCTGCTTTGCAATATCCATGTCCTTCAAACGTAAAGCCACACCACCACTTTTTCTTGTCGTAGTATTTGGCGGGGTTAGAACATTTGTTGCATTTATTTCCCTGAGTTTTTAAGGGCATAAGCTTCTCGTAATGTTCTTGGTGTTAATTGAATTGCATTATGTGGTTGAAAAAATCGATATCCTTGTTTAAGATTCTTTTCCCATATCTTTATTGTCTTTTTGCTGACGTTCATACTCTCTCCTATCTTTCTTAATCTGTTTAATTCTTTCTCGTCTGCTTTCATTTGTCATGTAAAACCAATTATTTAAATCCTCGTAGGTACGAAAACAACTTATACATCTTGGCTCTCCGTTAATTTCTTCATACTTACATATATCTGTACATGGACTAATTATGCCTTTCTTGTTCATCTCTACACTCAGTACTACACCATCTACGTTTATCTTTTACAGGTTCTCCACACCAAAGGCATTCGCCTGTATCATTTTCTTTTATCTCTGTATTCAATGTCTTCATGGTCAAAGCCATAGCTTTTTCCATTTGGTCATTAGCTTTATCTATTTCATCAGCCACTTAAACTTCCTAATTGTTTCATCCAAGTTGTGTTGTTACTTCTTGTTATTTTTTTCTTTGGGACTTTTACTCCGGCTTCATACATTTCATCTAGTATAGGACCTTTGTATCCAGTCCATTGTGTAATCTTTGATCGTGTCGCGTTTGGGTATTTCTTTAATACTTCTTCAACTCGTGCTACTTTTTCTTCAAAACTTAATCTTCTATTATCTCTCATAATAAACATTCTCCTACTAGTTCTAATGCTCTGTGATACTCCGACTTATACACAGGTTTGTCCAGTTTAATTATTTTGTCGGATGGATGTTTTTCAATATACCATTGATATTCTTTGTTTGTCCACCTATATTTTTTAATTATTTTATCTTCAAAGTCTAGTAAAGCATGGGTAAATGTGTTATCCATTTGGCTTCCTCGCACATCAATGGTCAAAAAGTGATACCAGTTCTCAATCTTCGCAATTGCCGCCGACACAAAACTTTCCGCTAAGAATCTCATTAGCGATATCATCACTAACCATCTTACGTTCTTCTTCTTCAATCTCGTGTTCTAGGTGTTCAATAAACGCTTTGTTTTTAATTAATACATTTAGTTCATCAATAATATCTTGTGCTTCTTCTGCATGTTCATCACCGATACTATGTTTATTTAAGACCTCGACGTGGTTCTCAAGAAGCCTTTTCACTCGCATAAAAATATCATCACTCATCAGCCTTCTCCTTTAAATAATCTTCAAGTTCTTTTGCATACCATATAATCTTACCTACATCATTAATCATATCTTCGTCATGTCCCTTGTATCCTAGACGTGTGATATATTTAATAATTGTGCCACGCAGATATCCTATGTATTCTTCCATAGTTAATTTAGAACGAATTACCTTGATAGTCTCAATACCTTTTTTGTAATGAGGTGGTTGGTTTACGATATCAACTTCTGACATAAATCCTCCTTTACTGACCTGACATGATGTCAGGTTTGAAATTGAATGTTTGCTTACCCCTGATGTAAAACTCTAGCATATCTATGTTGGTTTCGTCAATAACTAAAGACTTACCCCCTGATACACTGATGTCTCGTAGATGTTTTTGTTGAAGTGCGGTGGGTTTGTTTCCGTTGGCTTTGCATTCTATACCTATAAATATTCCTTGATAACAAGCAATTATGTCAGGCACTCCGCTAGAACCATATCCCCCTGTTGATGGCATACAGTAGTAGCAGTCTAATTTATTTAAAATTTTTTTAACTTTTTCTTTTACTTTTTTCTCTGGTGTCATTGTTGTCCTGTAATCCAACTAATTCTAATAAGTTATCAATAGGTAATACAACTGTGTAATTACTATCCGAAACTCTCCAAGCAGTTTCTTCTTCACCGTTGTCATTAAAGATATAAAAATGATATGGCTCTACATCATCATCAGATATTTTTGTTAGATATAAAGCATTTGCGAATGTTAATTTTGATTTGATATATGATGGTAGGGTATCCGATGTGAATACCCTTTTGAAGTTTTTTAATAGATATACAATATACTTACCATCATCAGTATGTTGTATTGGCACTTGGTAATAAGATACCAAGTTTGGGTGTGGTTCAGGCTCTAAGCCTATATAGTTCATTCATACCTTTCTACTCTTCAAGAAATAGTAACTCACTTAGTTTGTGGTTGCTATATCCTGTGTCAGATTGTCTTGCAATTACTTGTAAGTCTTCTGAGTATAAACTATCTTGACTGTTTATGTCAATAAAGTATCCATGATGAACCTCTCTATGTCCATATGTAGTCGCTTCTTTTATCAAGTCATCAACTGTAAGTTTCCACATAGACATTACACCTGACAGTTCTTCGAAAGATGGTAGCTTAGTTACATCACCTGTTGATATAATATTTGATAGTATGTCTACCTTTGGCTCAGTGTCAGCATCAAATATCTTCATGGTATATTCATAGAAAACATTTGAACCTAACAGATTACCAATCACTTTAATATTTTTGTCAAATATCTTTAGCTTACCTTCAACACCTTCTTGAATGGCTTGTTGATGGTTTTTAATTTCTTGTAGTTTTTGAAGTCCTAGGTTAAAAGTATGTTGAGGTAGTTTATCTTGAGTTTTAAGTGCTACTGCAAGTATCTCACCTAAGACATGTCCATTCATATATACATCATTTAATTTTTTACTTTCTTTTTGTAAGTCTACAATATGATTCACAAGATTCTGCACTCTTGTATTACCCCAACCACCACGATTTTTAGACTCAGGATAATTAAGCACGTCATTTTTTATATTATCAGGTAAGCCTTTTCTATTTTCAATATTTTTAATTATACTCTTTAAGTGTTTACTTGTTATAGTGTGCATATTGCCACGTTCTTTGATTCTCTTTGGTGAAGTAAACCCATAGACTGATTCACTTCCGTCAGAGTGATAATATATGTAGTATGTTGGCATATTATCTATCCCCATAACCACTGCTCTTTTTTTATTATCAGACTTTACGTTGTAATTTGGACTATCATTACCCCACGACATAGTCATAGGTATGTAATCCATGATTTTGTGATTGTGTTTAGCATTCAATGTATAAGCTAGTTCAAACACTTCATCTCGTTTCACCTGTTGTATAATTTCATCACAGTTATCTCTGTCCCCGATACACGAATGAAATACTTTTTCGTTTTGTTTAAATAGTTCTGTTGTCATTACATATTCCTTTCTATACATTCTTGTTCTGTCTTAATATAAACAGTGCTTGATGGACTAGCCTGTTCATACACCTTATCTCTTTTACACAAATACTCTATCGGTTTATCATATAAAAAACTCATATACATCAGATAACCTTTGTGTCCTGCCATACCGAAAAAAGCACCCAACGCAAACCAAAACAACAATGTGAAATAGTCTGCGTATTCTCTTTCTATAATTACTTTGTGTCCTCGAACGCTACTCATCACTTATTCTCCTCAGTGTTATATTTCCCTAGAAAGTCTAGGGCATCAATTGCCTCGTATGCTAACTCTTTATCAGTCATATGATTCCACCCCTTTCCGTTATAACCATTTGCCCACATATCAATTAGCACTTCTTTTATGTCGCTCGGACTAGCATTATCTATCCAGTCTTCCTCAAACTCAATAAGAGCCTCAATCAGTTCTTCTCTGGTAAATCTAGCTAATGTCTCAGCTACAATATAATCTTTATCACAATCCATTAGTGCTTGTGTCATGATGGTATCTCCTCTGCTTGAAACTCAGCATCATGCACTTCCCACGTTGTTTCTTCTTGTGCTTTTAAGATTGCTTGGTCTTCTGTTTGTGCAAACACTGTAATAGGTTTGCAGTATTGTGTTATGTTTACTCTATATACTTTATTCTTCATAAGTAGGTTCTCCTTTTGCGTAGTCGTCATCATCTAATAGTTCATTAGCTGGTATACCATTATGCGGTTGTGGTTCGTCCCATGAACCTCTTACAAAACCCAATAATACATGAGCGGGAACCCACTTTAGTAATGATTTTAAGCCATCACCATCACCGCAAGATACTTCGTTCTCTAATATATTTACCACTGTATCAAATAGACTTTCATTATTCATCGGTTTGTAATTACTATAATGATTATCAAATTCTCTTATTTTAGGCATCTCAATTCTCCTTTTCTAACCTGACACCATGTCAGGTTCAAGTTCTTGTTTGACAACTTTGCAGTTATCAGGAATATACTCTTCTGATTCTGTTGAAACAAACAATGTCGGTGTAGATATATTCCACTCAGGCTTATTAAAGAAGTGTCCATCGGTGAACACAATGATAGCCTCAGAATTTATCTGATGTTTGTTTATATAATCAGTGACACAATTAATCTCAGTACCCCCTCCACCTTTTGGTTTCAGTAGTTTATTAATCATGTCATACTGATGTGGTAGAAACTCTTGCTCACCATGCACCTCAGTATCCCACCACAAAACTCTGATTTTTTCAGGGACAGTTACCGAGCAGATTGAAACCAGTTCTGACGAGAACGCATTAAGTTCACGCTCACCGATAGATGCTGACGTATCAACTGCAATAGTCAACTCACCGACTGCCTCATCTTCTACGCTTGGCATGTATATATCATTAGCGACAAGTCGTTTGTTGTACCTTCGCCATGTATATTCATCAGTGCCTCGCATGTGTGATGTAATGAATTCTCGCAAGACATCTTTCCAATCTACCTTCGGTGCGAGTAACTTGGTTATCTGTCTCGGAACACTACCTCCCATACGTCCTGCTAGTATGCTACCCTCACGCAAGGCTCTATCAATTTGCCCTGATAATTGTTCCTGTTGTTCAGCAGTCATAGGTTGACCATTCTCATCTGTTACTTCATCGTCAAAGCCATGCTCGTCCATGCTACTCTCAGGTTGTTGACCATCTTCATCTTTCTTCTGTCGTAAGTCGTTCATCACTTCTCGGACAGACCAGTCGTGATACTTCTCATCATACAAACCACCCTTAGGTAATTTGAGAAATGTTTTGTCCGCTAGGTTACATATCACATCATTTACAACATAATCTGCTGATGCGTTACATAACTGTGGGTCTTCTTTCCACTCTGCTTTGAATCGTTGTATGTGTTTCAATGCAACGTGTAAGTTCTCATGAAGTATCAATGCTCGTAATTCCTCATCGGATAACTTCGATATAAACTCTCTACCATACATCTTGTTCATACCATCGGTGTAAGCAGTAGGGCAATCATCAACAACTTTACTCTCGCCCATCATAATCACACCTGAATACAAAGCAGTCTCAGGATGTTTCATCAAAGCAATATGTGCTTTCTTGAGTCTTGTTTCTTGGTTCATATTAAATTCTCCTACCTGACATAGTGTCAGGTTTAAAATAGTTCGTTGTTGTTCTTAGCCCAATCTTTAACTTCTTCATTACCTCGTGCAAGTCTGATGGTGCGTTTGTTACGAACCAACATGGTAAAGAATATAGCTTGAATCTCGGCTGACTTCATACGTTTGATATACTTCATAAACTCAGACAAGTCGTCTTGTGTTTCTAGCTTATCAAGTGCATGGAACATGAGTATCAACTGTGCTGATATTTCTTTGGGTATCTCAACAGTATCAGGCGATTGTAGTATGTCGTCCATGTTAGGTAATGATTTCTCTAACGATAGGAACGCTGACATGTCGGCTGATGCACTTGCACCCAATGTACCTGTCAATGCTGACATTGTGGCTACCTCTCCTAGTATGTCTCGGTTTTCCACAATGACTGATGACTTGGCAAGAGAACGTGGTGAGACGAAACTCAACTGTGTTTTCTTAGGGTTGAAGATGTAAGGGTTGTCTGTCTCATTGTCATCTAAGTAACTCTTAAGACATCGTGGAAACATGTGAACCCATGCTCGTATCAAAGCACTGATGTTATTATTCGTAGCCCATGCTAACCATTCCTCTGTTGTAGGCTTAGCCATTTGCAAGATACAAACTCGGTTAGATGCGTGAGCCATCATAGTATCACCAACTCCGTCTGACTGATTGTTTGATGTGCCAAACACGATACTGCCTTTGGGTAGTGGTGTATCACCTATGAATCTCTCTAGCATTAGTCTAGTAAAGATAACCTGTAATAGTTTCGGTGCTTTCATAAACTCGTCAAGTAGTATGACTTTTGGTTTCGGTGAATCTAGTTTGAACAATGAACCAACGTAGGTTTCAAGTGTTCGTGTTTCATGGTTAGGAATAGTCATAGCTATGTCTTGCATATCTTTGACAGGGCAATCAACATAGATGTAATCGTATCCATCACCCAAGTCTTCCTCAAGCATACCGAGCAGTGAAGTCTTACCAACCCCAGGCTCGGACTGAATGATTGGTGTTAAGTCTTTACCGATTGTCGGTATAAGTTTGCGTAGTTCATTAATTGTTACGGTTTGTGTGTGCATATCGTTCTCCTCGTTTATGCAACCTGACACCATGTCAGGCTTAGAATGAAAATTTAGATAGAATGTCGTCAATGTCTGTCTTCACTCTATCTCGTGTATAGTCGCTCTCTCGTAGAGCCTCAGTAGAGACACCCTGTAGGACATCATCTAATTGTCTTGCAACTGATACAAGTTTACGACTATGTTCGTTGTCTACATATTTGAAACCACTTATCGCTCGGCAAAGGTCTTTCGCTTTCTCGATGGTGCTATCATAGATTTTACGTTTCTTAGTCGTTGTTCTTCCGCTCTTGGTAGTAACCTCGTGCGTTCCACAACAGTGTGCGATACTCTCCATGACATCTGTGATTCTTTCTGTTTGTTGATGTAATACATTCTTAACTATCTCCTCGCATTGTCTTTGGTAATTAATCTTCAGGTCGTCAGCCAAATCCTGTGCAACTTGACATCGAAAGTCTTGTTGTGGCACTTCGGATATGTATAGCCTACAACCAAACTTTGCTTTGACTTCTTCGACACTCGGATAGTCTTCTGCGTTATACATATCACCCTGTGCAAAAGCCATGTCTGATTTAATAGTGTCATATCTGTTACAGAAGTCTTCTAACAGTTTGTAAAACTCTGTCTGGTGCTTGTCATACTCTTGTTTAAAAGATTCTAAGCTGATAGTAGGTAACAAGTCTTGCGAATTGTTCCATCGGTATGTCTTAGCTTTCAACCAATTGTAGATTGTCTGTCTGTAATTGATTAGGTCTTTGTGATAGACATTGTTTGCAAGTAGATTCTTAACGAACCGCCCTGCATTACTGTCTGCGTTTTTAGACTTCGTTACCTCTGATGAGATACCTCTGTCTTGTTTTGTTGCTGACCAAACATTCACATCAACTGAGACTAACACTGCTGATGTAGCTAGTGATGTTAAATGATTCGGTGCTTTAAGTTCTATATCATTGTGCATAATAGTTTCTCCAAAAAAGTGAACCTGACATAGTGTCAGGTCCGTAAAAGAAAAATAGTATCATTTAAGATAATATTTCAGTTTCTATATATAGTATACCACAAGTTTACTAATTTGTCAAGTAATATACAATTAAGTGATACAGTATTTTTAATCAAAGTCTCCTTTCTGAGCAAACTGCTCTATCTCTTGTAAAAATAATTGAGCGTCATCATCATACATGCCCAACTCCTTTTCAGTCGTAACATCACTTACCCCTGAATCTTTTTTCATTCGTTTCCTATTTTCTAGTATAGTCAACAAATCCTTACTGTTTGTGATACTCATTTAATAAGTCCCCCTTTGTTGTTGATGCCTTTCAGGTCATCGGTTCTTGTAAACAACATGTAGTTTGACTTGTGCATTGGTGCAACACAATGCTTTATCTTGTTCGCCTCAACCTCACCACAATCAAGACAAGTCTTGAAACCTAGCTTGGCTCTATCGCTAGAGAATTCATTACCACATGAATAACATACTGTTTTACTCATATTCAACCCCCTCTCTTACTCCGTCCGCTATGATTGATACCATCTCGGATACATCAGCGTGTTCAATATAATGTTCAATCAACTCAATGATTGCGTATCGTTGTGCCGTCAACATCTCATCTGCCCCTGTTGACCGCATCAACACCTTGTATGTCATCTTAGCTTTGTCGGCTAGTGTAGGACAGTTAGCCTCAACCTCGTTGACATAATATTGATATGCTTCATCTTCTATGCTCGGTAGGCTCATAGTTATATCCCTTTCTGAACGAAGTGAATTAGCATGACGATACTAATTAGTAACACCACAACTAAGAACACCATGATATAAGATAATAATAAGTCAACCTTTCTTCTACGTTCTTCCATCAGTAGGAAGTCAGGTACTGTGCTACGATACTTTCTTAATCTTTTCTCTAAGTTTTCTAACTCTTGTTTGTGCATGATTCTCTCCTAGTTAAAATCATAACCTGACACCATGTCAGGTCGTAAAAAGTAAATTTAAGAAATTCTGAATAATTTTTCAGTCTCTATATATAGTATACCATAAGTTTACTAATAAGTCAAGTAATATACAATTTAGTGACACACTAAATATATTAGGGTCTGCGAAATCTCAGGTTCGTAGTTCATATTTAGGGTACTTTTTCTAGTTTGAGTAGCTTAGAAACACGGTTGTTAGTATGTGTATGATGTAAGATATTATTAGATGACGTGTAGTTTTATGAGCTGGTGTTGTTTGGTGTGGGTTGTAAAGTTATGTTCCAAATCTTGTTCCACTCAAAGTTTACTAAAGGAACAAAGCTAAAAATGGAACAAGATTATGTTTGTTCCAAATCGGTGTTGTATTATTAGTAAAGACTAGGTTAATATAAGATGGTGTTAGAATTCGTAAGTGCTTGATTTATAAGGTTGTTCCAATGTTCTGCGTGTTCTAAGTTTACTAAAGGAACAAGATTGAGGGTTTTGCAAAGAGCTAAGTTATTGTTTTTATTATATATTATATTATATAGTTATTAGTTAGTTAGTGTTTTGTTCCAATGTTCCAGTGGTTTTGTAGGACGACGTGGGTTTTTGCACTTGCATATCAAGACGAACGATGTCTAAAAAGTTTACAAACTAGCATATCATGTCAAAAATAAGTGGAACATTGGAACAAAGTAGCTTAACCTCTTGATTTACAAAGTAAAATCATGTTCCAAACTTCGTTTACAAAGTGGAACAAAGTCAAATCGAGTGGAACAAGCTATAAACTTAGTCGCAGCCGACCTGACATAGTGTCAGGTTTGATATAATTAGGCGACACTCTCGCTCTCGCGGCAGGAACTGGTATCGAAATCACAAGGCAGCCAAATATAAATTGTGTCAGCTAAGATAATCATAGAAGAAACCAAACCTGACACCGCGTCAGGCTCTCACTCTCGCGTGGCTCTCGCGTGGAGAACTGGTATCTAAGTTTGGGTAGCAAACTCAAGGCAAAAAAATACCCTGACCACGTTGCATGGTCAGGGTAAGTGATGTTACTATGATGCTATGTTACTTGAGAGGTAACGGATAGGCATCTAGCCAAGCTACTAGTCGTTTATTTTGACCGGCATCTAGCTCTAGGTTTTGCATAGCCTTGCGGTAAGCGATGGTCTTCTTAGTAGCCTTCTCAAGTTCAGAAGGCTCATCAACCAAGATACCAAACTCTTTACCAAACTCTCTTGCAATTTTAGTCATCTGCCTACTGTATGCAGTATCAACAGCGTTGGCAAACTTCTCTTTATGCGGTTGGCAGATTTCTTTCCATGATGGACCGCGTGAGTCCATCGGGTTTTTATTCACACCAGCCTTGTTAGGCACTAGAGCAAGAGCCTTGTAATCTTGCTTATAGAGAAAAGCCATGTCAAAAGTTTCCCATTTATCTTGCTCTAATGAGAAGCCTTCCTTACTAGCCTTAACTTCAATCATGTCTTTGGTATAGTAAGTATTGCCATGCAAGTATAAAGTGATACGCCAATCTTTATACTCTTTGCTCTCTAGGCATCCTTCCATATTACCTTCTTTGATTTCTGCCTTAAGTTCTGGCAGGTTATCGCAAGTAGATTTTGCTAACTCTTTCCAATCTGCGAGTTCCTTAGCAGATTTGGTTTTACTCTTAGGGGTTAAGCCCATAAGAATTTTAGCTTGGTCGACCATCGCATTGTTACTTGCATCGTTAGCGATAACTTCATTTTTAGCATTTTGTTTAACTGTTGCTAAAACAGCTTTCGATAGGATATTTTCCATCGTTATAACTCCTTATAAAATATGCCATCCATGATTAACCCTGTGTTAATCAATCGCAACATGGTGTAATTATGTCTTAAATGAAAGAAAATATCCAAGTATAGTAAACTTTATTTTACTAACCTGACATAGTGTCAGGTTTTGATTGACATATATTAAAACCCTACCCCTACCCTACCCCCCAAAATAAACGTGGGACTCCAAGCGTGCGTTACGCACTAAGCTTTACACGAATAATCAGAAAAAAATTGAATACCAAACACCCCTACCCCCTTAGTTTACTAATACCCCCCGTCAATGGTACCTGCGAATGATTCCTATTTCTGCAAAACATTTCACCGGCGGGTACAATGTCGGTTATGAACTTAGACGAAATTTTTCATTACGGAATACTTATAATATTTTTAGGGATGTTTGCTTGGTCATTTATTGCCTGATATAATCTACGGATGACCCCTATAAAAGTAGAAGCACCCCTAAACGAGTACGAATACAGCCATTTAGCTATACAGATGTTGGCTGATGATAGTATATTTCCTTGGTATTACCATGCATCAACCGCTTATCGTGACAATGAGGGAGCTGAATCCCTGTATCAGTTCGTACACGTAGCCTATAAAGATGGTAATATGAACACCAACCATTATTATTTTAGTATTGTGATGCGAATTATAGAAAAAGCAGAGCAATTATTAGGTAAACAACTAGAAATCTACCGAGCTAAATTTAATTTACTTCCAAGACAACCTCATAACGAAGATGATTTAGAAAAAGCAATACATACAGATATAGACGAAGAAGGGTATATGTCAATTATTTATTATATAGAAGATTCAGATGGGGACACAGTTATATATAATAAACATCAAGAAGAAAAATATAGGTTCACTCCAAAAGAAAACACAGGTATTATATTTAAAAGTAATACTTGGCACCGTGCAACACCGCCAACAAAAAATAAAGCTAGACGAGTTATAAATATAATTGCTAAAGTTCTTTAGGGTCGAACCCGTAAACGGAGGCTATATGTCTGATGATGGATTTGAAACGTTTGTTCTCATGGTCATGGTATTCTTGTTCTTTTACTTTGTAACAGTATAGATGTGCCATTTCATGTAAGAGTGTTTTGCAGATAGTATCAAAGTGAGCATTCTTAGCACTACTAATATAAATAGTATTTTCTTCGGGAGCAAACTCTCCCATAATATCTTTGCGTCGAGTAACTTTAAGTTTAATTTGATGAGCATGGGGCATGTCGAGTTTATCAAATGGTTCCATGCGACAGAAAGTCTTGTAAAGAAGTTTAAGGTTTTCGTTAGTGAGTAAACTCATTCCTCAGAAGGCGTATCTACTGGCTTAGCCTTTACTGCAAAATCCATCTCATAAATATATTCATTTTCTGCAAGTTTATATTCTAGCATTTGACGAGCAGCACCAGCTTCATCATGATACATATCTAATGCTAACTCTTCGTTTTCTGCTTCAACTTCAACAACAGCATTTTTAAAATAATTTCTTCTTACGTGTAATTTAAATAATGGCATTTTTCCACAAAGCTCCTATAGTGTATAAATTAATGGGACCAATCTCTATGTCTTTCCATTCTATAGACATGTTTTTGGGTGTACTGGAGTAAAACCTTCTGGAAGATAAATGTAGTCTTGATGAATGCAAGCTGTTGACCATTGTTTAAATTCTCCTTGTACACATTCTTGAAAATATTGATGAGCATGGGCACAGGAATCGAAGTTACCTATGTACTGTCGATCGTTATCTAAATACAAATATAAAACCCACTCAAACATTTTAACATTATACCCTTTTTTATTTATTATGTTACAATTCAATTTATTAGCTGCATAATGTAAGGGTGTAATCAGCGACACATGGAAGATACAAATCAAACTATCGTAGTACCTCATATAGAAGATAATATTCCTATACCTAAAAACGCTCGCGAGGCGTTACCTGAACTATCGCCTGATGAAGAATTAAAGATAAGAGCTAATACTATTAAGTTAATATCAGATATTAGGGGAGAAGTAATAGAACCTACTGAAGATGAAATGGAAGATGCTACTAAAGCAGCTGAAAAAATGATGTCCAACCCTGAGTTTCGCCCTGAATACGGTAATTACCCGAACGAAACAATAGCTTACCTAGCCGGATTAGTGTCGCAAACTAGTCATATGGTAGCTAAAGACCTAGCTGATATTAAGTTATCCGTGTTGAATGGACTACTACAAGAAGCATCCTTAGCTAAATCATCAAGAGATAGGATATCTGCGTGGGCAAAGATAGGAGATATTGATGGAGTCGATGCATTTAAGAAGAAAACTGAAGTTACACACATTACTAAGTCAGGTAAAGAGTTAGAAGAAGAGCTGAAAAAGACCATTGAAGAATTAAAAGGTAAGGTAATTGATGGCGAAATATTAGAGGATGATGATGATTAGTCAAAAAGACCTCTCATTACTAGAAAAAGCTCTACCAACGATGTCTGAAACAGAACGACAACGTAACCTTAAACTACTTACAGACTATAAAAAAGAATTAACTAAAGATAGAGGCGCAAAAAAGTTTTTAGATTTTATTAAACACGTGTATCCTAACTATATTATAGGAGACCATCATAGGCGACTGGCGCAATTATTTGAAGATATTGCAAATGGCAAAAAGAAAAGGATTATTGTCAATATTGCACCGAGACACGGTAAGAGTGAGCTTATCTCCTACCTGGCTCCAGCGTGGTTCTTGGGTAAGCATCCGGCTAAAAAGGTTATTATGGCATCTCACACTGCTGACCTTGCGGTTAACTTTGGTCGCCGAGTCCGTAACCTCGTGGGTAGTGACGCATACAAAGACGTGTTTCCAAATATTGAGCTCCAAGCAGACTCTAAATCGGCTTCGCGATGGGGTACTAATTTTAATGGTGAGTATTTTGCCATTGGTGTGGGCGGCGCTCTTGCTGGACGAGGGGCTGACCTCTTTATCATCGATGACCCTCACTCAGAACAAGATGCAAAACTCGGAAAACCAGATGTATTCCTCCCCGCTTGGGAATGGTTTCAATCAGGTCCCTTACAACGGCTTATGCCCGGAGGAGCCATTATCGTCGTTATGACTCGATGGTCTAAATTAGACCTGACAGGGCAGATTGTAAACCAGATGATTAAGAATGATGAGGTTGATGACTGGGAAGTAGTTGAATTTCCAGCAATATTAGAAGATAAAAATGGTGAAGAAGTACCATTATGGCCAGAGTTCTGGTCATTACAAGAATTACAGTCTAGACGTGCAGCGTTAGACATTAGATATTGGAATGCTCAGTACTTACAAAACCCAGTATCTGAAGAAGGAGCGTTAATTAAGCGAGAATGGTGGCAAATATGGGAAAAAGATGATCCACCATCGTGTGATTTCATAATAATGACGTTAGATGCGGCTCAAGAAGCAAATAATAGAGCAGATTACAACGCATTAACCACTTGGGGTGTATTTTTTAACGAAGAAACTGATAATTATAATATAATATTATTGAATGCAATAAAGCAACGTCTAGAATTCCCAGAGTTAAAGCAACTTTGCATAGATGAATATAGAGATTGGGAACCTGACTCCTTTGTTGTTGAGAAAAAATCTAACGGGGCTGCACTTTACCAAGAGTTCAGAAGGATGGGTATACCCGTTGGAGAATTTACACCAGGAAAAGGTCAGGACAAGATTAGTCGAGTCAATGCTATATCTGATTTATTTAGTTCAGGTATTGTCTGGGCTCCAGATAGAAGATGGGCGCATGAAGTTATTGAAGAGTGTAATGACTTCCCATCAGGTGCAAATGATGACTTGGTCGATGCAACCACATTAGCACTTATGCGGTTTAGACAAGGTGGGTTTATTAGATTACCTAGTGATGAAGAAGATGATATCCCTGGGTTTCGAGGCTATAATCAAAAAAGATTATATGCTTTATAAGATATTAAATACAACTTGGAAGTTAACGTGGTGGACATGGAGAGTCATTAACTATGTTCATTTATTCTTATTAATAATGTTGAATCTATTAGAGATACAAATTAGGAAGCTAATTAAAAATGGATGAAAATTTATTAGGTGGATTTGTAACAGAACGTGGTTCTGAATATGCACACTACGGAGATGCTACGACTATAAGAAACAGAAGTGGTGCTATGCATAAAGATAAAACTACCGGAATACAACCTAGGTCTGGTAAAACAATTTTTATGGATAAAGAAACTACTAATACTTTAGGCGGATATTTCCAAAACCCAGATATGGCTACAAAATTAGAACCAGAGATTATTGATGGTAAAGCTACAGGCAGAGCAAATTTAGTATTAATTCAAGACTATGGCCCTAAAAAAGCAGGGACAGTATTACAATCTGTTAATTATTCTACTAAGCCATCAGTAGGACAATACCCAGTAGAAATATATAATAGTGCTAGTAATATAGGTGATACAGGGAAAGGAATACATTTTGGAACTAAAATTACTAAGTTAATGAAAAAAGTTCCATGGGTAGGGGCGGGACTTGCAGCAGCAACAGCTTCTAATGCTAATGAACTAAAAGAAAATTTAACAGAAGCTGCATCTCCGATTCCGTTTGGAGAATTAGGTAATGCAGAAATGTATGATGCAGAAACATTAAGTAGGCTAGTAAACAAACCTGTTCAAGGCGGGTCAAAAGATATATAACAAGGAATAATTATGGCAGTGAATGACATAGACAAAGGTGTAGCACAAGCTCCTAAAGGCTTAGACGACATGATGAAAGAAATGGCTAATATGGAGCCAGATGTCGAAATTGAAATTGAAGACCCAGAAGAAGTCAGTATCAAGATGGGCGGACTCGAGCTTGAGTTTAGCAAAGATGAAATGGAAGATGATGAGTTTAATAAGAACTTAGCTGAAGAAATAGAAGATGATGATTTAGCAAAATTAGCAGATGAGTTATTAGAAGACTACGAAGGTGATTTAACTGCTAGACGTGATTGGTTAGATACATACGTTGAGGGTTTAGATTTATTAGGACTTAAATTAGAAGATAGAAGTGAACCATGGGAAGGTGCGTGTAATGTTTATCACCCACTCATGACAGAAACCCTAGTTAAGTTTCAAGCTGAAACAATGACCGAAACGTTTCCAGCTGCTGGACCAGTTAAAACACAAGTAATAGGAAAACTAACTAGAGAAAAAGAAGAAGCTGCTGACCGAGTAAAAGAAGATATGAACTATCAGCTAACTGAAAAGATGGCTGAGTACAGACCTGAACATGAAAGAATGTTATGGGGTTTAGGTTTAGCAGGTAACGCATTTAAAAAAGTTTATTATGACCCATCACTAGAGCGTCAAGTCTCTATGTATATTCCTGCTGAAGATTTAGTTGTGCCTTATGGTGCTTCAGATTTAGAATCAGCAGAAAGAGTCACACACGTTATGCGTAAAACAGGAAACGAATTACGCAAACTTCAAGTCGCAGGTTTCTACCGTGATATTGACTTAGGTGAACCATCACATAACTTAGAAGAAGTTGAGAAAAAAATTGCAGAGAAGATGGGATTCAACGCAACAACAGACAACCGCTTCAAAGTATTAGAGATGCATGTTGATCTAGACTTAGAAGGCTATGAAGACGAAGACGACGGCAAACCTACAGGTATAGCGCTACCTTATGTTGTAACAATCGAAAGATCAACACAAAAGATTTTATCTATTCGACGTAACTGGAACCCAGATGATAAAACTAAACAAAAACGCCAACACTTTGTGCATTATGGGTATGTACCTGGTTTTGGTTTTTATTGTTTTGGTTTAATTCATTTAATTGGAGCTTTTGCAAAATCTGGAACCATGATTTTACGTCAGCTAGTTGACGCAGGTACATTATCAAATCTACCAGGTGGATTTAAATCACGTGGTCTGAGGATTAAGGGGGACGATACTCCTATTTCGCCCGCTGAGTTTAGAGATGTTGATGTACCAAGTGGCACCATCAGAGACAACATTATGCCTCTACCTTACAAGGAGCCAAGTCAAGTTTTAAATCAGCTCATGAACCAGATCATCGAAGAGGGAAGGAGGTTTGCTTCTGCAGCTGATTTAAAAGTTTCTGATATGTCAGCAAACGCACCAGTTGGTACAACTCTAGCTATCTTAGAGAGAACATTAAAAGTAATGAGTGCAGTTCAAAGCCGTATTCATTATGCAATGAAACAAGAATTTAAGTTACTTAAAGGTATTATAAGAGACTACACTGATGATGAATATTCCTATGAACCAAGTGAAGGTGATCGGCGAGCTAAAAAATCAGACTATGATAAAGTAACAGTCATTCCTGTATCTGATCCTAATGCAGCAACAATGTCACAGAAGGTTGTTCAGTATCAAGCGGTTATGCAGTTAGCACAAGCTAACCCAGACATCTATGACATGGTTGAGCTCAACCGTCAAATGTTAGATATTCTTGGAGTGAAGAATGCAGAGAAACTAATACCTAACAAAGAAGATATTAAACCTGCAGATCCTATCTCTGAAAATATGAATATAATTAATTTAAAACCTGTAAAAGCTTTCTTATACCAAGACCATCAAGCTCACATTGATGCACACTTAGCCTTTGCAGATGATCCTAAAATTAAACAACTTGTTGGACAAAGTCCAAAAGCAGGTGAGGTTCAAGCAGCACTCGACGCTCACGTTGCAGAACATTTAGCATTCTTATATAGACAACAAATTGAAGAACAACTAGGCGTACCATTACCTAAACCAAATGAAGTTCTTCCTGAAGATGCAGAACTTGAAGTATCACGATTAGTATCGCGTGCAGCACAACAATTACTGGGTAAAAACCAACAAGAAATGGCACAGCAACAAGCTGCAGAACAAGCACAAGATCCATTAACACAAATACAACAACGTGAATTAGCAATCAAAGAACAAGAAGCTCAAGCAAAAGCTCAGAAGATGATGGCTGATGTTCAACTTGAAAAAGAAAAACTTGAGCTAGAAAAAATGAGGATTGATTCACAAGAAAGAATTGCAGGAGCTAAACTCGGAGCCGAAGCAGTAATGGAGGAGAAAAAAATTCAATCGGAAGAGCTGAAAGCTGGCACTAAGATTGGAGTTGATGTAATTCAACAAAATAAACAAATCGAGGCAAATAAACGAAAGGAATAAACTATGACGATCGATGAGATCAAAGTCATTGCAGAAAAAATATCCGCAGAACGCGCAGTGTTTGTTGAAGACTTAGCAATGGGTCGAGCAGAAGAACACGCACAATATATGCATGCATGTGGAATTGTTAGAGGGTTTGATATAGTTCAAGGACTACTTTCTGATTTAGCAAGAATACAGGAGGACGATGATGACTGAAATCATAACTCCTAACAAAACAATTGTAGACTTCAAAGGCAAAGCAGTAAAAGCCGAAGAAGAAAAACAAGAACAAAAACCAACTCAATTACCTGAAGTCAAAGGGTATCGCGTTTTATGTGCAGTACCTTCTGTAGATGAAAAGTATGAGAGTGGATTGATTAAGGCAGATAAAACAAAACATATTGAAGAACATTCAACTGTGGTTTTATTTGTTATCAAATTAGGAGATATGGCTTATCAAGATAAAGACAGATTTCCTACAGGACCCTGGTGTAAAGAAGGCGACTTCGTAATCACTAGAGCATATTCTGGTACTCGTATCAAAATTCATGGTAAAGAGTTCCGCATTATTAACGACGATACCGTAGAAGCAGTGGTCGATGACCCACGTGGATACGAACGCGCATAAGGAGAAGAAGTATGGCGAAAATCATAAATGAAGTTCCTGAAGAACTCAAGGATGAAGAGACGACGGAAGTTGAATTAGAATCCAAAGAGGATAAAGAGGATTATAAAGAGGCAGTAGAAGCTAAAAAAGAGGAATCTAAAAAAGCTAAAGCTGAACCTGAATTTGAAATTGAAGAGGAAGATGATACTCCTCCAGAAGACAGGGGACGTGACCCACTACCAGATAAAGTAAAACAAGAATTAGAAGAAGATAATCTAGAAGAATATTCATCACGAGTCAAGGAAAGAATGGCTCAGTTGAAAAAAGCTTGGCATGATGAACGACGTGCAAAAGAAGCAGAAGCTCGTGAACGTGAAGAAGCAATTAAATATGCACAGCATATTATAGATGAAAACAGAAAACTCAAAACTACATTAAGCGCGGGTGAAGAAGATTATCTTAAAACTCTAAAAGAGAAATATGAAACTGTCATTGCAATTGCTCAACGAGATTATCGAGAAGCTTATGAAGCCGGAGATAGTCAAAAAATTATTGAAGCTCAAACTAAATTAGGGGAAGCACAATATAAACTTCAACAAACATTAGGAATGAGACCTCAATTTAGTAAAGAGGCTTTACAAGAGTATGAAAATAGTGTAAATTCACAGCAAGCAAGTTTATTACAACCCAAAGTTACTAAACCCGATGATAAAGCTATTGCTTGGCAAGACAAAAACCCGTGGTTTGGTAAAGACCAAGAGATGACATCTCTGGCTTTAGGGTTGCATGAAAAATTAGTCAGTAGTGGAGTTGATCCAACATCTGACCAATATTACCGTCGTATTGATGATACGATGCAGAAACGTTTCCCAGAATATTTTGGGACTGATTCGTTGGAAGAGGAAAAACCTGCCCAACGCAAACCTTCTAATGTAGTTGCTCCGGCTACGCGAAGTACCGCGCCTAAAAAAGTACGGCTGACTAAAACTCAGCTAGCGTTAGCTAAGAAATTTAAGTTAACACCGGAACAGTATGCAAAAGAACTTTTAAAAACGGAGAACGCAAATGGATAAACGTCAAGATAGAGATTTAGAAGTAAGAGAAACAACCGACCAAAGAAGTAAACAGTGGGCACCCCCATCATTACTTCCTGAATTTAAAAAGAAACCTGGTTGGGCGTACAGATGGATTAGAATTACTTTAGCTAACGAGGCGGATAACCGTAATGCTTCTTCAAAAATGCGTGAAGGCTGGGAACCTGTGAAACATTCAGAGCACCCAGAAATAAATTTACCGGTAAGCTCCAATGGCAACTTTAAAGATGCTGTAGAAGTTGGTGGCTTACTACTTTGTAAAATGCCGCAAGAAATGGTAGATCAGAGAAATGAGTATTATAGGAAAAAAGCAGAAGGTCAGGCAGAAGCAGTTGATAATAGCTTCTTAAAAGAAAATGACCCACGTATGCCTCTATTCTCCGATAAAAAGTCTACTAAATCTTTCGGCAAAGGTTAAAATCTTTAAGGAGATGATATTATGGCAACAACAGCCGCACCTTACGGTCTAAAGGCCGTTAATTTAGTAGGTGGTCAACCATATGCTGGTTCGACTCGCTTATTAAAAATTGCGTCTGGTTATAATAGTAACATTTTCAACGGAAGCGTCGTATCAATCGTAGCTGCAGGTACAGTAGAAATTGTATCTGAAGTTGGTTCAAACGCTGATGCATTCCCAGCTGGTACAGTTGGCGTGTTCGTTGGATGTTCTTATACAGACCCAGGCACTAAACAAAAATTATTCAAGCAATATTGGCCAGCTGGTACAGTGGCTTCTGACGCTGTTGCTTATGTTATTGATGATCCAGATGTTGTATTTCAAATTCAAGCTGACGATACATTAGCTCAGACTGCATTAGGTATCAACATTCCTGTAGTTAACCCTACAGCTGGTGACACAGTAACAGGTAATTCTACAATGGCAGCGGATGCTTCAGCTATCGCAGTAACAAATACTTTAGCATTCAAAATTATTGACTTTGTAGACTCAACAACATCATCTGTTGGTGATACATATACAGACATATTGGTTAAATTTAACCCATTGTCTCATGCGTACACTAACGGTACTGGTATTTAAGGAGAATAAACCATGGCAATTTCAAGAGCTCAGTTATTAAAAGAGTTGCTTCCTGGCCTTAATGCTTTATTCGGAATGGAATATCAGCGTTATGGTGAAGAGCACAAAGAAATCTACGAAACAGAATCATCAGAAAGAAGTTTCGAAGAAGAAACAAAATTATCAGGCTTCGCAGCTGCCCCTAACAAGGCTGAAGGTGCTGCAATTGCGTATGACAACGCACAAGAAGCTTGGACAGCAAGATATAACCACGAAACAATCGCTTTAGGCTTCTCATTAACTGAAGAAGCAGTAGAAGATAATTTATATGACACATTATCTGCTCGTTACACTAAAGCATTAGCTCGTGCTATGTCTTACACAAAACAAGTTAAAGCTGCTAACGTTTTAAACAACGGCTTTGACGGTACTAACTACCCAGGTGGTGACAACAAAGCATTATTTGCTACAGATCACC